GAAATTACAAGAACTAATTTCGTCAATACAATTGAACCATTCTTGAGAGATGTTCAGGCAAATCGAGGAATTTTTGATTATGTTGTGATTTGTGACGAAACAAATAATACTGCTGCTGTAATTGATGCAAATGAATTTAAAGCAGACATTTATATTAAACCATCAAGATCGATTAACTTCATCGGTCTTACCTTTATTGCCACCAAAACTGGTGTTGATTTTGAAGAAGTAATCGGAAACTTTTAAGTAACAGAGGTTAATCAATCATGGCAACAAGAAATCAACTCAATCCGCCCCCATTAAGAAAGATTACTGACTTTAAAAGTAAGTTATCGGGTGGTGGTGCCAGAAGCAATCTCTTCGAGGTGGTTTTATCTTTTCCGGATATTGCACCGGCAGATGTTACGGTTCTCGACAAATCAAGATTTTTAGTTGAATCAGCAGCTCTTCCCGGATCTGTCATAACTTCTTTAGATGTGGCATTCAGAGGAAGAACATTAAAAGTTGCCGGAGACAGAACTTTTGAGTCTTGGACTGTTACCATTATTAACGATACAGATTTTTCAATTCGTTCCGCTTTTGAGAATTGGATGAATAAAATCAATCGTCTTTCCGATAATACCGGTGTTACTAATCCTGCACTTTATCACGCAGATGCATTTGTTTATCAACTGGATCGTGATGGTTCTACATTAAGAGCATATCATTTTTATGATCTTTTCCCGACTAGCATTAGTGCAATTCAGCTTGCATATGAAACTGACGCTATCCAGGAATTTACCGTAGAAATGCAGGTTCTCTGGTGGGAAGCAGTTAAAGGCAATTCTCCTTCTGCCGGTGGTGAAGATATTAACTAAATAATAGTTAATAACAAGTAACTTATATAAAATGGCAAGACTTTTTGGTTTTTCAATTGAAAGTGATGAAAAAAAATCAAAATCCATAGTATCTCCCGTTCCTCAAAATAATGAGGACGGGAGTGATTATTATATACAGAGTGGATTTTATGGACAGTATGTAGATTTAGAGGGTGTTTACAGAACAGAATATGATTTAATCAGAAGATATCGTGAAATGGCACTACATGCAGAATGTGATAGTGCGATTGAAGATGTCGTAAATGAAGCTATTGTAAGTGACTTATATGATTCTCCCGTAGAAATTGAGCTATCTAATTTAAATGCAAGCGATAAACTTAAAAAAATAATCAGAGAAGAATTTAAATTTATCAAAGAAATAATGGACTTTGATAAAAAATGCCATGAGATATTTAGAAACTGGTATGTTGATGGAAGATTATTTTATCTCAAAGTAATTGATGTAAAAAAACCAGAAGAGGGAATCAAAGAATTGAGATATATTGACCCAATGAAAATGAAGCACGTTCGTCAAGAAAAAAAACCGAATAACAAATCTGGTGTAAATATATCAAATTTTAATTCTTTTAATGGAAATCAAATTTTATATTCAGAAATTGAAGAATATTTTATTTATTCTCCGACATCAAATTATCCTTCCGGAACATTCAGTTCTTCTTCTAAAAATGCAGTAAAAATTGCAAAAGATTCTATTACTTATTGTACTTCCGGATTAGTGGATAGAAACAAAGGAACTGTACTTTCATATCTTCATAAGGGAATTAAACCTCTCAATCAATTAAGAATGATTGAAGATTCTTTGGTAATTTATAGACTTTCAAGAGCACCAGAACGTCGTATTTTCTATATTGATGTTGGTAATCTTCCTAAAGTGAAAGCTGAGCAATATCTCAAGGAGGTTATGTCTCGTTATAGAAATAAACTTGTTTATGATGCTTGTTTAACAATGGATACTAAAATTCCTCTTCTTGATGGTAGGACTTTGACTTTGAATCAAATTACAGATGAATTTAACAAAGGAGAAAGACTTTGGACTTATTCTTGCGATCCAAATACAGGAAAATTTGCTCCAGGAATTATTAGTTGGGCTGGAGTAACAAGAAAAGATCAAAAAGTTGTTAGAATTACGTTAGATAATGATAAATCAATCACTTGCACTCTAGACCATAAGTTCCCTGTTTGGAATAGAGGAAAAGTAGAAGCAAAGGATCTTCAAGTTGGCGATTCTATGATTCCTTTCTATTCTAGAAAAAAACAAATTTCAAATTATAATAAAAATTCAACATATTCACAGATTTTCGAAAATGAGTCTCAGAAATGGAAGTTTGTTCACCGACTTGTATCGGAATGGAAAGATGAAAATAATATTTCAAATGAATATAATTATAATTCAATAAGAATAGATGAAGAAAAAAAGACAGTTCATCATATGAATTATGATCGTTATATTAATACACCAGAGAATTTAGTTAGAATGTCAAGAAATGATCATTTTGATTATCACAAACAACACTGTAGTATTGCAGGTAAAATTGGTGGAAAAATTACTGCACAGAGAAAAAGGGAACAAGGTATTCAATTTTTCAATATGACAAAAGAACAAATGTCAGAAAATGGAAAAATCAACGGTTCAATCGGAGGTAAAAAATCTTATGAAAATAAATCTGGAATACACGGATTGTCTGTAGAGGAAAAAATAAAAAATTCAACAAAAGGAAACTATATTTTATCTGAAAAACTTAAAAATGATAAAGAATTTAGACATAATTTCTGTCAAGCAATTGGTAATGGATGGGGAGATCAGCAAAGAAAAGATGCCGCAGAAAGAGGAAAAAACAAACCAAAAACTTATTTTGTTGAAATTAATAGACTTGCCAATATTGAACGTTGGAACGGAGAAAATTCGGATCAGCAAAGAAAAATCCATTCCAATAGACAAACAATTGAATATACTCAACAAATTTTTGATTTAGTAAAATATTGTGCGGAAAATAATTACAATTTTGAAAAAACTCTTTATTATGTAAATGAAAATCTAAATTTTGAAGACTGGAAAAATTTAAATTCTAATAAAATTCCAAGAAAGGGTAAATCTAATAACCTTCTAGAAAAGTTTAACTATCATAATTTAACCAATGTTTCCAAAAAACTTGGATTTAATTCTTGGAAAGAATATAAGAATTCATTTGCTTATAAAAATCATAAGATTAAATCTATTGAATTTTTAGAAGGTACAATTGATGTTGGAACTCTTACTATTGATAGAGAAGAAATTTATCATAATTATCATACCTTTGCTCTTGATGCCGGAATATACACTTGTAATTCTACGGGTGAAGTGAGAGATGATCGCAAATTTATGTCTATGATGGAAGATTTTTGGTTACCTCGCAGAGAAGGCGGAAGAGGAACTGAAATCACAACTCTTCCCGGAGGTCAAAATCTCGGAGAACTTACCGATATTATATATTTTCAGAAAAAACTTTATAGATCATTAGGAGTTCCCGAATCAAGAATTGCCGGTTCTGGAGATGGATTTAATCTCGGCAGATCATCAGAAATTTTAAGAGATGAACTTAAGTTTTCAAAGTTTGTCAGTAGATTGAGAAAGCGTTTTGCCAATCTCTTTAATGATATGCTTCGAACTCAATTACTTTTAAAAAATATTGTTACTCCAGAAGATTGGAATAAAATGAACGATCATATTCAGTATGATTTCTTATATGACAATCACTTTGCCGAACTAAAAGAAAGTGAATTGCTGACAAATAGGATTACTAGCGTCACAAGTATAGAAGCATATATTGGAAAATACTTTTCTACCGAATATGTCAGGAAAAAAATTCTTCGACAGACGGATGAGGAAATTATTGAAATTGATGCACAAATTGATGATGAAATTGAAAAGGGTATTCTACCAAATCCAAATGCTCCTACAGATGAAGCAGGAAATCCAATAGAAGATTCAGGAATGGAAGAAGAGATTCCTCCGGAAGAAGTTCCACCCGAAGAATTACCTCCCGAAGAAGTTATACCAAAAGAACCCAAAGGTGGCAAGATATAAATAAATATATATTTGTAAATTATTTTTATGGAAGAACTTGTAGATTTGATTGCGACTCAACAATCTGCATCTGATATATCAGATAAAATTAAAGATATTTTATTTGCAAAAGCGGCTGAAAAAATTGATTATGCCAGACCCGAAGTTGCATCATCACTATTTGGAGATGAAGATCATTCAGAGGAACAGGAGTAATGGCAATTAAAGTAGTACAAAAAGTAAATAGAATTACTGCTACTGCAGGTGTTGCGGTTACTAGCAATCCTATTGCTCTTAAAAGTGGATATTTGAGAGTTTCTACAGGATTAACATCTGTCTATGTTGAAACTGGAAGTAATCCCAATCCAACCGTGAATTCTTTTCATCTTGGTCCATATGGAAACGAGGTTCTGAAAGAAAGAATTGCCAGACAAAGAGTAGTTGGAATTACTACGGGAGCATCTACTGTTGTTTCTTTTGATACTAATGCGGGAAATCCATTTTTGGTTGGAGATTATGCATCAATTGAAGGTGTAACGACGGCAGGAATTAATACGGAACACAAAGAAGTTACTGCCGTATATCATGATTCTTTGGTACTTAATTATGATACATCATCTGTAACTGGAGTGATTACCGCAACAGGGGCATCCATTGCCAGAAGTGTGAAAGTAAGTGTATTTGTTCCTTCCGGATCAGAAAGTGTAAGTATCACAGAAATCGTTCAGTTAGTCACAGAGTAAAATGAAACTCATCACAGAAGAAGTCCAACAAGTAAAGTTTATTACCGAAAAGGTGGGTAAAGAACCAAGAACCTTTATTGAGGGTGTTTTCCTGCAGGGAGACATTTGTAATCGTAACGGCAGAATGTATCCGATGCAGACTCTTTCTCGTGAAGTAAAGAGATATAATGAAGCGTTTATATGTAAGGGTCGGGCTCTTGGAGAACTCGGTCATCCTGATGGACCTACGGTAAATCTTGACCGTGTTTCGCACAAGATTGTTTCTTTAGAACAAAAAGGATGTAATTTTATCGGCAAGGCAATACTTCTTGGAACTCCTATGGGGAAAATTGCCGAGTCTCTCATCAAAGAAGGTGTTTGTCTTGGTGTTTCTTCTCGTGGTGTTGGATCACTCCAAATGACTAATGAAGGTCATAAAGTAGTAGGACCAGATTTTATGCTTGCGACTGCCGCTGATATTGTAGCGGATCCTTCTGCTCCTGATGCTTTTGTACAGGGAATATTTGAGGGCAAGGAATGGTGCTGGGCTGGAGGTGTTCTACGAGAAAAATTTGTTGAATCTACAAAACGTAGAATTAATACTTTAGTTGATGAAAAAACTCTTCAAGAACATAAGGTACAATTGTTTCAAGATTTTCTCGCAAATCTTTAAATTATAAATAAATATAGATTATAACAAAACCTAATCAAAAATGTCCGTTGGTAGAAATTTACAAGAAATGGAAAACGTAGTAACCAAAGGAGCATCACCTGCA